TGGTATTTTTTCTACCAGTCACCTGTGCTAACACTGACACAAATGCCAGGCGGCGTTAAAACACACCGCGCTATCCAGGGTTTTGTTACAACAATAGATGATGCCAAACTGCTAGCAAGTCGTATAATCCCAGCGATGATTCAAAACCCGGATGCTTACCAGCTACCGCACGTCGTCCGTCAAAGCATCCATCTAACCAATCAGCATGACATCGATCAATAGCCTTAAGCACGATCATAAAAACGCTCGTAAGCGTACGGATCGCTCTGCAATGCTCATTGCAGAATCCCTAAAGCGTTACGGTGCTGCTCGCTCTATCGTCATCGACGAAGACAATCGCATCCTTGCTGGTAACGGCACCATCGAAGGTGCTAAAGCCGCTGGTATCAAAAACGTACGCATCATCGACGCTGAAGGTGATGAGGTCATTGCCGTCAGGCGATCTGGTCTTACAGAAGACGAAAAAGTAGGTCTTGCCCTAGCTGATAACCGCACCAGCGACCTCAGCGAGTGGGATGGCGCCATGCTCCACCAGCTCAGCGAAGAGCACGACATCTCCGCTTGGTTCGACAAGAAAGAACTAGAAGATCTATTCGGCACTGAAGAAGCCCTAGACGAAGACAGCCCATACACAAACAAAACCAACGCACCGATCTACGAGCCCACTGGTGAGATCCACAAGCCAAAGCAGCTCTACGATCCAACCAAAACAAATCAGCTCATCGCTGAAATCCAAAATGCTGACATCCCTGATGACGTAAGGGCTTTTCTAATCTCAGCCGCTCATCGCCACACAGCTTTCAACTACAGTAAAATTGCTGACTACTACGCCACAGCACCAGCCGAAATCCAATCACTCTTCGAGGACTCTGCCTTAGTCATCATCGACTTCGAACAGGCAATCCAAAACGGGTTTGTTAAACTCGACCAAAGCGTAGAAGAGGCATTCAAACAGGATCATCCTCATGCGTAATGACTTCTGCGTTTTTATCCTGTCAAATCGTAGACCGGATAACATCAAAACCCTGGAAACACTCCAACGCTCTGGCTATACCGGTAAATGGTACATCGTCATTGATGACGAAGATCCAACCGGCGAACAATACAAAGCCACATACGGCGATAAAGTCCTAATCTTCTCAAAAGCTAAAGTCGCGCAAACAACAGATTCCTGCGATACATCAAAAGACAGACGCACTCCCCTATGGGCTCGCAATGCCTGCTGGGACTTAGCTAAACAAGTCAACTGTCGATTCTTCTGTCAACTAGACGACGACTACAGCTGGTTCGCTTACCGCCGCATCGGTCGTAAAAATCCAGCAGAACCGCCAAAATACTCCAACTTCCGCGCCGAAAGCCTAGACATCATCTTCGCTGGCATGGTCCAATTCCTTCAGGAAACACCATCTGTTTCCAGCATCGCCTTCTCACAAGGCGGCGACTACAACACAGACTCACTCAAAGCAAGACGAGTCCTGCGTAAAGCAATGAACTCATTCTTCTGTGACTCTGAACGACCATTCAACTTCATCGGTAAATTCAACGATGACGTCAACACCTACATCTCACACGGCGCCACCGGCAAACTATTCTTCACCTACTGCCCAATCCAACTAGAACAAGCCCAAACTCAAAAGAACAAAGGCGGCATCACTGAAGCCTATAAAGAAAGTGGCACTTATGTAAAATCTTTCTACACCGTCATGATCTCCCCATCATCAACATGGATTGAACTCATGGGACACTCCAACCCACGTCTTCATCACACACACGATTGGAATAAAGTCTGCCCTAAAATTATCCATGAAAAATATCGCCGTTAATATGCTATACCTACAATACAATCAGCCATTGGCTCCCTAAAATGGCAGGACATCGCGGTACTAAAGCAGAAACTGAACTACGCGCTCAACGCTTCGCTCGCATCATCGCGAACGGTGGGCGTAGATCAGACTGCATTCGATTCGCCGCAGAAAACTGGGGGGTTGGTCCTCGCTCCTGCGATCAGTACCTAGCTCTTGCTCGTGAACAGCTCAAAGCAGACTGGGACATCGAGCGACCGCAAATGATCGCTGACCTCCTTTCGCAATGCTCCACACTTCAAATTGAAGCCCGTCGCGCTGGGCAGTATCACATCGCACTAGGCGCCATCAACACTGCTGCAAGACTCGCGCAGCTCTGTTCATGAGCATCCTCGCTGCTGGACCAGAAGGTCACGTCCTACAGCAGCTCAACCATTCAGGTGAACTGATCAATACCGATCAGCTGCTACAGCGCATCAAAGCTGACCTACATCCTGGGCAGCTTGCTTTTGTAGACGACAACTCAACACAGATCATTGGCATCAGCGCAGGATACGGCGCAGGTAAAACCCGTGCCCTATGCGCTAAAGCCGTTATGCTCGCAGCGGTCAATCAAGGGTTTATCGGCGCTGTCATGGAGCCGACCGGACCTTTGATCCGCGATATTTGGCAGAACGACTTCGAGCAGTTCCTAGAAAATTACGATATCCCCTACACCTTCAGGGCATCACCGCTCCCTGAATACATGCTCCACTTACCAGGAGGTGACACAAAAATCCTTTGCCGTAGTTTCGAGAACTGGTCACGCATCATCGGATTGAACCTTGCCTGGGTCTTAGCTGATGAGATCGACACCGTAACGCCGAGTATCGCCAATAAAGCCTTTCCAAAAATCCTTGGTCGTCTACGCGCTGGCAACGTCCGGCAGTTTGGTGCAGCATCCACGCCAGAAGGTTTCCGCTGGATGTGGACTACCTTCGGCAGCGAACAGGCTAAAGATCGTGACGACCGCAAGCTGATCAAGATGCGGTCAGCAGATAACCCGCACCTACCGCCAGACTTTATCGAGCGTCTAGAAGCCAACTACGACCCTAATCTTCTCAAGGCTTATCTAGAAGGTGAGTTCGTCAACCTAACAACTGGTGTTGTCTACGACCGCTTCGACCGCACCAAGCATGTCGTCAGCAGCCTGCCAGATACCGACCGCGAGCCGTTACGCATTGGCGTTGACTTCAACGTTGGCAACATGTCCGCCATCATCGGCGTCAAGCTAGGTAGCAGCCTTTTTGTCATCGACGAGATCAGCGGTGCTCACGACACCGATGCCCTGGCGCAGCAGATCAAAGCACGCTACCCAGATCGCAGGATCTACATCTATCCTGACGCGTCCGGTGGTAACCGCAGTACTAACGCCAGTCAAACCGACATCCAGATCCTTGAAAGCTACGGCATGTCGAACCAATCACCACGGGCAAACCCGCCAGTGCGTGACCGTGTTGCTGCCGTCCAAGCATTGCTAGAAAACGGCAAAGGACAAGTGCGCCTACAGATCAGTCATACCTGTAAACGCCTGATCGAGTGCCTCGAACTCCAGTGCTATACAGAGAAGGGCGATCCAGACAAGGATGCTGGACATGACCATATGAACGATGCCCTTGGCTACCTTGTCTGGCGTGAGTTCAACCCACTACACGCTGGTGCTGGTAGAGGTACTGGCGTCAGGCTGTATTAGTGGTTATACTCAGCGACGTCCCGGTTTTACCCTACTAATGCTCACCGGCTCCGAACTCATCGCCAAGGTCAAAGAATGTGGCGATATGAACAAGTCCGACCTTGTTCGTGAGTGTGGCTACGTCAAAGGCGAGAAGCTCTGCTTCACCCAGTTTTACGAAGCACTCCTTGAAGCAAAAGGCTTTGAACTCAAGCCTGCTGCTAAGCGTGGTCGCAGCCTGACCTACAAAACCAAAGTGCAGTTCAACGGCAAACTGTCCATTGGCGAAGGTTACGTTCAAGAGATGGGCTTCAAGCCTGGCGATGAGTTCGAAATCAAAGTGCGCGGCAAGTCTGTAACCTTGTCCGCTGCTGTTAGCGAACCTGTCGCTGCTTAAACTGATCCATAGCCTGCGCGATAAAACTGGTGTACTCCGGCTTCCGTCACTATGACCGCCAACTGACCAGTCGCGTCGCGCAGGTCAATGATCCTAACGCTGCTTGGCGTAATCAAGAACCGCACTGGGTTCTGATTGAAGACCTGATCGGCGGCACTTATGAAATGCGGCGCCGCCACAGGCGTTACCTCCCACAAGAACCACGCGAGCTAGACGAAAGCTACGACAACAGGCTTGCTCGCTCTGTTCTTGCACCGTATTACGTTCGGCTAGAGCGGATGCTGGCTGGCATGTTGACGCGCAAACCGGTCAGGTTAAACGATGTATCTGATCTGGTCCGCGAACAGCTATTTGACGTAGACCTGCTCGGCAATGACCTCAACGTTTGGACCTATGAAACCGCACGCAAGATGGTGCGTTACGGGCATGTTGGCGTGCTTGTGGATGCACCTGCTGCTGGTGAAAACGGAAGACCGTATTGGGTCAGTTATACGCCGCGTGACATCCTAGGCTGGCGCACTGAACTAAAAGATGGAGCACAACAGCTTAGTCAGCTTCGCCTGATGGAGCGGGTTGTAGTACCTGATGGTTTATACGGCGAAAAGGAAGTCGAGCAAGTACGTGTACTGACCCCTGGTGGTTTTGAAATCCACCGCCGCGATGAAAAAACCAGCGGTTTTGAGATCTTTGACAGCGGCACCACAACGCTAGACGCTATCCCCTTCAGTGTCGCTTATGCCAACCGCGTCAACTTCATGGAATCACGCCCGCCGATGGAAGACATCGCGGAGCTAAACCTTAAGGCGTATCAGATCCAATCTGACCTAGACAATCAGCTACACATCAGCGCAGTGCCGATGTTGGCGTTCTTCGGCTTCCCATCTAGCGCAGAGGAAGTATCCGCCGGTCCTGGTGAGGCTATCGCCTTCCCGTCAGAAGGGCGGGCAGAGTACATCGAACCAAGCGGCAACAGCTTTGAAGCGCAGTTCAAGCGCCTAGAACAGATCGCCTATCAAATTAACGAGCTTGGTTTATCTGCAGTGCTCGGACAAAAACTCTCGGCTGAAACAGCAGAGGCTAAGCGCATCGACCGCAGTCAAGGTGACAGCACCATGATGGTTATTGCGCAAAATATGCAAGACCTGATTGATAACTGTCTTGCCTATCATGCGCAGTATCTCAATATTCCTGAAGCTGGTAGTAGCTACGTTAACCGTGACTTCCTAGGTTCACGTCTTGAGCCACAGGAGATCCAATCTCTGCTGCAGCTTTATACGGCTGGCACCATTACGCAGAAAACACTGCTTGATCAGCTCAGCGAAGGCGAGGTGCTAGGTGATGAGTTTGATGTAGAAGAGGAGCTAGAAGCCACTCAAAATGGTGGGTTAATCGAGATGGCACAGCCTGAACCACGGGTAATGCAACAAATGCCTGACGAATCGTTAGACGACGAATCTGACGAAGAAATCCCGGCATGATGTAACCATGCTGATGTGGCTAATGATGGGCGCTTTCAAGAAACCACGCAAGCAGCAACTGTCTTGCGTACAGGGCACACTGCCGCCTGATCTATTTGCCATCGTCAGAGTGTCATGGTTTAAGCAGGGCAAAGTTTATGCAGTCGAAGAAATGAACATCGAAGATGCTGGAGAGGAAACAGGTGATGCGCTAATACTGCTATTCAAGGAAGCCCTAAAACAAGGTGCTGATGTTTACTCAATTACATCTTGTCATCCTGCTGATATAGGGATAGATTCGTGAGCACACCAGCCAGCCTATACCGCAATGCAATCGACCTAAATCGCTATAGCAATAGCGTTGCTAGGCGTCTTATCAATAGTTACAACGACATCATCATTGATGCTGTCAATCAACTACGCACCATTGATGAGCTAGCGGCACCTGTGAAGGCTGCCAGACTACGTGCAATCCTGGCGCAGCTCAAAGCATCACTTGCAACATGGGCTGGTGATTCGACAGAAATTACAGCAGCAGATTTACAAGGTTTAGCTGCGTTGCAGTCTGAGTTTGTGACTGATCAACTGCGGCGTGCTTTGCCTGCTGGTGCTCGCAGCGCAGTCAATACCGTAGAAATCAGCCCGCAGTTTGCGCAATCTGTCGTCACTACAGATCCAACGCAGATCAACGTCGTCACCCTGAGTGATGAC